CTAGGTTTATATCGCCGCCATCGCTAATAGTAATACCCGATGCTCCTACACGAACACCACTAGACTGCACCCACGCATCGTGTCCGAAAACATCTAATTTATAAGCAGGATCACTTGTGCCAATACCCACTTTATTATTTGCGGCATCTGTCCTTATGAGATTGGCGTCAGTATCACCCTTGACCTGAAAATCAATATCGTTAGTTCCATTATTGACTGTAACCTTGTCTGTGCCAGCTTCATCTAGTGTGAGCATCGTAAGATTGCCAGCCACAAGGTCTATTTGATCACCTCGGAACCTAATGTAAGTATGTGTGTCCCCATCATGATAAATATACTCTTTTACATTTATGTCGTCAAATGTTGGAGTACCGCCAGTAAGAACGCCAGAAGAATATGCCGCCACACCAGAGACGTAAGCAATGTCATCCGTAGGGTGTACGGGAGACCCATTAAAGTATAGTTCTCCACCAACGTTGTAAAGGGTATCCGTGGTGGTTGGCGGGGTAACTCGATGCAATTGAACCCCGTCACCGCTAGCAACGACACCCTTCGCATTGAGTACACCAGAAGGTGTCATCGCACTAACGACAAAACCGGAGGAATCTTGCCACTGTGTCAAATCGGCTGATTGGGAAGCGGCCCCTTGAACAATAGCCCCGATATCAGTGCTGTTTTTGGGCAAGATCTCAAGGGTTGCGTCCGGTGTGACATTGGATGCTCCCACATTCCCAATAGCCAATTTTTTACTAGAGGTGTCACCAACTATAGTTTCCCCGATATTAACCTTGTTGCTGTATCCGTTGAGGATACTTGTGGTGCTAACACCGCTGGCCGTTATTTCTATATTCTGGTCGCCAACACATTTCTTTCCCGCGTTGGTGCCAATAAACACATTGTAAACCCCAGAAGAGTAACTTCCTGTGGAGTCCCCAATAAAAATACCTCTTTCGCCACTAGCAAATGCTCCCGCGAGATTTCCTATAATTGTAGACTTGTAAAAATCTAATCCGTTGTATGCAGAATAGTAGCCAGCAATTACAGAATTTCCGCACCCACTAGCGTTAAGACCGGTCGAGTAACCTAAAAGTAAAGAGTAGTTGGAGTCTGATATTCCGTCATCCCCAGAATACCGGCCAACCTTTACCTGTCCGTTAGCCTCGTTAATGCTTATACGATCACTAGCTATTGTTACATTGCCAACAGCAAGAGTGACATCGCCGCTATTGTATGTGAAATCAGAAGCGTATGTGATTTGATTGGCGTGATTATAAAATGCCACATTAGTTGCTATGCCGGTTGCTCCGGCTCCAACAACCTGACTTGTGCCCCAGAACAACTCGCCACCAACGTTATACAACTTGTTGCTTGTGGAGCTGGGAGCCTTGTCCGCTAACTGAATCCCCTCTCCGCTAGCAACAACCCCATTGCTGTTCAGAATTCCCGATGGTGTCATTGAAGCTGCAACGCTTCCATCGGACCCTTGCCATTGTGTCAAATCGGCAGACTGGGAAACAGCAGCCTTTACAACAATTCCCTTGTCTGTCGAAGAAGACACGCCGACATAAAATGTATCGGCTAGGGTGACATCAGCCGCTCCAACGGCCAGTCTTTTAGACTGCATATCGCCTTTTATGAGCGTTCTGTTAGAAGAAGGGGTGCCATTTCCTATGTAAAGATAATCGTCATCAGAGTTGCTTTGACCGGCACTCGGACCAATGTAAATACTATCAGAAGCAGAGGAGTTTTTACCGGCTTGGTATCCTATACCGACAGCCTTTGAAGATGAAGTAGCAGAAATTCCTGCGTTATTTCCTATCCAAACAGCGCTGTCGCCTGCGGCACTTTTAGCAGCCTGATAGCCCATCGCTACCACATAATCGCTACTCATTCCGTGAGCAGCTTCGTTGCCAACCCCCACACTGTAACCACCAATTCCCGAACCGGCGGCAGATCCAACCGCAACAAAGCCAAATTCGTAGGCAGCCACACCGGCATGATGACCAATAGCCGTAGAGTTTGACTTCATTCGGCTACCGGCTTTATAGCCTACTGAAACAGAATATGAAGCCGCTGAAGAATATAAACCCTCAGATGGCCCAGCAAAACTTCCTATGTTGACATTCTGAATGCCGTTATTTGAGCTTCCTGCGGACGCATGACCAATAATAACGTTATCTGAACCACCACTTATGCCGCTTCCTGCCGAGTGTCCAATAAGGACGCTGTTTTCAATAGAGCCTCCGGTATCATCTCCTATTAGCAGGCTTTTGTTGGTATTGTTAAAGGAGACTAGATGGGTAGATACCGGAGTGCCGCTGGAAGAAACATCTGACAGCTCTGTTATTTTAGCTTCCTTAACAAGCGTTCCGTTGTTAAAAAGCAATCCCGACGCGCCAACGACAAGCTGAGACTGTTGATCGCGATAAACGCTCTTGTCGGCAGGGTAGGTGATAAAGACGACGCCACTACCACCTAAGTTGATGTGACTACCACTGTTGGAGCTATCCAATACATGGGTACGTACCATGTTGTCGGAACCATAGGTGCCAATACCCACTTCCCACTTATCGTTTTCTTCTATGCAGTAATACGTGAGGTCGCCATTGGTTAATACGGAACTAAAGCTGGCAAACCCCGTGGGGGTTCCGCTAAAGGACACGTCTCCTGTTCCAGTGCTGCCGGTATACTGTTTGATCCTATCCGCTACTTTAAGTACCATGATCGCTCCTGCCAGATATTAAAAAAGTAACTACTACTCTTGGGGATCTGAAATAACTGGGGGAGATGGCTGCGGCACAGATTCTTTGGCTAACCTAGTCTCGTAAGCTACGGTATTATTCATGAGAAAATCTCGTGTCATACGGTTGGCAAATTGAAAACTGCTTTCTGGATTATCTATTTGTTTCGGGTTTTCTGGATCGTTTTCTCGTTCTGGGTCCGGGTCAAAGTCTGGATTGTCTACGCGCGGGGAATATCCGTAATTGACACACATAGCGCCAATAACTCTCTCGACATCTTCGTCAGCAATTGTTATGCAAAATTGAGCCATTTGTTATCTCCTACTGTTAAAGTTTATCATGGTATTTATTTTCAAATCATGATTTTGTAACTTATTTATGCTTAGATCAAAGTTTGACAGCCAGTTCACCTGCAAGTCTAGCTCCGCAACCTGATTCATTTTCAAGCTAAAATTTGAAAGTTTATTTATAGAAAGTGGGAAAGTTAATGTTGAATCGTTGAAGTATATAACGGGTAACGACCCGATGAATACAGATTCGGGATCTCTACTTACACTAAAGCCAGTCTCGGCAAAGGCTGCTCCACTAAACATATCTACCTCCACTGAATAATACACAAAAAAGCAGATATAATAAAAAAAGGCCGCCCTAAAAAGGGCAGCCTTCGGGGTCGGTGAGCGTTAAACGCTAGAACGAGCCAGCGAGGACTCTTCTGTTGTCCAGAACGCCAAAGCCGATTTCGGCCCAACCGTAGTATCCCTGTCGTTGATGTCTATGGAGACCTTCGTCTTCATAAATTTCAACTTCTTTCTTCACAGGCATTACGAAGCTGTCATTCGGGCCTTGATCAAGACCGATAACAAGCTCAATGGCGTGACCAGTGGCCAAGGAACCACCCAAGTCACTTGTGAAGTAGGTTTGATACTCTTGATTGTCACCGAATTCAAAGACATCGTGAAGGTTAACGCCAAAGACTCTAGTGATTGCCGGGCCGTCATCGGAGGCAACATAGATTTCTCTACGAGAAATTTCGTCCAGTTGGTCAACACCCCAGTTACGAATATCTTCGATAGCTTCAGGGGAACAGTAGAGATCGCTCAAACGACCGGGAGCGGTAACGGAGTTACCACCACCATTTCTACGCATGACCGTCTTCATAAGACTAATCAAACGCTTGGTGAACTGACCAGCAGCGGCGTCAGCATCGTAAACCAAAATATTACGATCAACCGCAGCAGCCAGAAGGGTGTGCCAACCGTCGTCGTTAATCTTCTTAACGAAGGACGATTCAAGCACTTGCATGGCACGAGCGACAACATTCCAGTTAGCCTCACGAGCATACTTAAGCAAGAAATCAATCGAGCTTGAGATGCCGTAAGTGTTAACCATTACGTAATCACCTTCGACGTGTCGCTCAGGAATTCGGCCATTGCCGGGATTCGTATAAGCAACATGGTCCGTCTCAGTGCCGGGAGCCAAAAGATCCAATGGAAACTCTGGCGTAGCGCCGGGTTCCAGAGGCATCGCTTCATAAATTGATGTTACGACATCGCCAAACAAAACACCCTTGCGAATTGGTGTTTCGAGAGCCTTGGCAATCTCTCTTTGGGCCGCCATTGCGACCATCTTATCGGAACTACCCGAGCGCTTGAGCAACTCAATAAATTCGGGCGTGGGTCGGTTTTTAGTAGACATATTAATCTCTCCTTTTCTATTGGGTTGTTAGTGAGCCGAGTGGTCAATATTGGTATTTGGAAGGTCGATAAACACTTTAGCGTAACCATCCTCGTCCACGTCGGACAAAAATCGTCCAACAATCATCTCATTCGTTGCATCACTACCGGCCTGACCGGCGTCAGCAGAGAGAAGTCCGCTATGCGACAAGTACGCCAAGTCGCCTGCGTTTGGATCGGTTCCCTGCATACTATTGGTAACAACCCAACCCTTGGTGAGAAGAGTAACTTTACCACCCTTTTGAACTTCGTCTTTATGTTGGTTTAAGTGCTGGCGAGTCAGGTCAATATCAACCATGTCGTTCAGCAAAACACCAACGGCCACTTTACCAGATGGGGCCGCCGCGTAAGTAACGAGAGCAGCACCGTTATCCATAGAGGCACCGGAGCCCCCAGTGTTAATAGTTGCAATTCCCCCTCTGGTGGCAGCTTCATTCATGAAGAATGAAATGTCAGTTTGAAGGGTGCTTCTGTCAGATTTAAGAGCCATTATGATTCTCCTTTTCTTAACTTAAATGTTTAGTTGTCTTCTTGAGGAACGGACTGTAAAATAGAACCAAGCCATTCGCTGGCAGCCGAACGAAGATTTTCTGCTGGATCTTCTTCGCCAATAGCTTCTGCAATGGCAACATCTGCCGATTCTTCGACTTCTTCCAAAACCTCTTCGCCAGCTTCAGCGGTATCGGTTTCTTCGTCAGCTTCAGCCTCAACCTGAGCTTCGGCTTCTTTTTCTTTGTCTTCCTCTTTGTCTTCATCCTTCTTCGGAGGCCAAGCGTTTTTGCCCCTTTTCATTCTGGCCACAATCTTGTCAAAGGTTTCTTCATCAAGATGGGTGAAATCTTCAACAGTGGCAGCGGCTTCTTCAGCTTCAAAACCAGCTTCCTCAAGCTGTGCCTGACGCTTCATTGCTTCGGCCTGCTTTTTCATAACGGCCAACTGTTCTTCAGCTTCGGTCTTTTCGGATTCGATCTTTTCGATCTCTTCACTCTTAGCAACAAGTTGCTCTTCTTTTTCTTGCAGGGTTGCTGCAAGAGCTTCTTTGTCTTCAATCGCCTTAGCAGCTTCAGCTTCTAAAGTCTCGATTTTCGACTGAAATTCAGCTTGTTTTTCGGCAGCTACTTTATCTCGAAGTGCTTCGTTTTCAGTTTTTGCCTCGGCAAGCTCCTTTTGCAAACTTAAAATTTGCTTCTCATGATTATCGCTCATCATACTCTCCTTTATAGAGGATATAGTTAAAATTTCTGCTTTCGATTCATTAAAGAATTCGTTTCCTTCCAATATTACACTACGAGGATTAGCAGGTTTGGAAACCAAGCCTTTACCAGAGAACGATAAGTTTCGTAATAATCTGCCAACTCTATAGTCTTGATACTTTCCACTCCCGCCATAAGATCTTAGGTGCTTTGTTAAAAACGCCGAATCGTCAGCCCGCGTAACCATTTTCGCAGAACCGTCCGGTGCAACTAAGGCGTAATCGAAATCTGGAAAAAGGCATTCCATGGAAACGAACCATTTTCCGTCTTCGATTTCGGAGACAATCTTATGCATTCTCTCTCTTTGTTCTTCATCACTCCATTCTGTATATATAACGGACGTTGTAAGTATATTGAAAGATTCGGGTGCTGTTTCTGAGTTTGGATCTATTTCATTGCCGTCAAAGTCAACAACCAAATTTCCCGTAATATGGCCTATGATATCCTTTTCATTATGCATGAAATTGAAGGGTTTATCTTCTGGAGTATCCTTAGCGGTCCATAATTCGTTCGGATCAAACACATCGTCGTTTTTATTCCATCCGGTACTAACCAGTATGGATTTCAGATAGTAAAGATCTATTTGGTTTTCATTTTGAGCGACTGTGAGATCCTGATCGTCGGAATTTTTAGCAATTATCTTTTTAAGTTTGGTAATTTCGTTTGGGGGAACTTCGGGCTTATACGTTTCCGCAACAGCACAGCAAGCAATGCTGTTACTCTTGGACAGTAGATCGCCTAAGCCATCATTTATTTCAGATTCATATATTTTCATAAAAAGCCTCCACGATGATAATACACAAAAAATAGAATCTTGGGGATTTCTTAGTTAAAATCATACATTTCTACAAACGCGGAAGCGTAGATGTATTTCATCTCAGAACTATTAGGACGCTTATTGTTCACAGAAACAAAGGAATCTACACTGGCAGACACTAAAGAATTAAACTCTTGTGATGGTTTTGTTTGCCTATCTATTAGCTGTTTTACCATCGCGGGAGTTATTTCCATATACGGTTCCATTCCTGTGAGAATACACACTTTGAGATACTCTAGTTGATCAACCTCAGCCTTGTTTAAGCTTCTGGCATCTTTTTTATTGAAATGAGATAGCGCAATGGGGGATATAATATCCGATATCCTTTTTTGCGCCTCGACAGCCCAAAGCGTTGCCGTGGGACTCCCGCTACGAGGCAACACTCTTTTGTCTTTTCGCTTCTTGGTGTCTCGTGAGAATAAAGGGCGTCCACCGTCATCGTCTACATTGTTCTGTGGGGACTCTTCTGGAGCAACGGGATCTTCAACAACTTCCTCTTCTTGTGGAGCGAACGGAAGCCCAAGTTTGTCAAGATACTCTTCTGAGTCTAACATATCTTTAGTCAACGCTATTTTTGCAATATCGTTGGGGTGCTGTGGGTTGTGATACGGTCCCGCCTTTTGAGGTGCTGCCAAATCGCTTCTCCTCTCTCTTCCTTCTCTACGAACTCGAATCTTCTCGATTCCCGGCAATTCTCTGAATCTCTCCAGAAGGGTTTCGTGAGAAATGATATCTCTGTCCGCTAAATTGATAAGTAATTGTTTCTGAGCCGCCTCATCAGACAACACGATGGAGTCGAAGTGAATCTCGGCAGGAAATCTAAATCCCATAGCCTTTCTGATTAGCTCTATTTCGTGCCGCCAAAATTGAGAAAGTATTTCCCGGCCATACTCTAATCTTTCAATAAGGGTTTTCAGGGAAACGTAATTATTTGTATATCCTCCGCTAGTCGATGCTCCGGTCAGGGTGGGCGGAATCCCAAGCCCAGCGTAAATGCTAGTAAGAACAGGCTGATATTTTTCAGCTCCTAAGAACTTGTAAACCTGAGATTGGCTTTCTGTAAACTTGAGTTCTGGACCCCAGACTAGATCCATTGTTCCACCCCCAACATTACTGGCTAGAATGTCTCTAAGTTTGTTGATAGCGGCTTTCGTTGGAATAATCTTGTGATCTAAATCTCCAACTGTCCAGAGTCTTACGTTGGATATAGCTCCGTCGAGAGCCGCCAAATCGGCAAGCTTCATCTTTTCCAACATTCCAATGTCGTCAAGTATGGCATATATCATAGGATTGGCCCAGAGCAACCAATCGTCTTTTTTGTAATGATAAAATGACACTTTCTCAGGATCAAGGGGAATGGTTCTTTCGCCCTTTTGTAGCCTACTCTGAAGATCTAGTGGGAGTGTCTTGAAGATACTTTTATTGGTGGTAGAGCTTTGCACAAGAGATTCGTAGGTATACTTAGAAAGATTAAGTGTAAACTGAGGCTTGCCCACCATCTGACTACCACGATCCTGAACATCAATGGCAAGAGGGTTCAGGAAGTCATAGGTCCAAGGGATTTCTCTCCTTGCCACCTTTATATCACCAATATTAAGATCGGCTCCACCCGCTCTTTTTAATTCCTGCTCTTTTTTTCGATTAAGTTTAGCGGTACGTCTTTTAACGACAACGTTGCCACATCTATACAGATAGTTCAAGAATCTCTCGGATCTATCTACGCCACCGACTTGAACAAACCACTTCCTGTAAAACTTTTCGATGGTTTTGTTTGGGTGTACTAAGGTCAAACCCTGAGACGCAAAATCGCTCATTAAGTCTACCACATTACGTATTATGCCGACTCTATCATAAGCCTGCATACTCATTTTGATTATTTTTTTCTGCTTGTTTGACACGGATTCGCCGGGACGAAACATGTCGTAGTCTTCCCGAAGAAAACTCGTTCTCACAGAGCGGTTCGGCTCTATATCAATATAACTGGTTCTACGGCCATAGGCCATGGCTTTTTGGATGCCCTCATAGGCTTCTAGAGTGTCTGCGGTCTGAGCGTATGCTTCTTGTCTCTGGGAGTCGCTATCCCAAGTTCTATACAGAGATGAGTCTGACATTTATATTAATCTCCAATCAATTATATTGCTAATGGCACCGTCAATTGTATTATACACAAACTAATAGATGTCCTGCATTTTTTCGGCAAACCATGCGGGACCGTGGTAGAGTTTCTCGTTGCTAAATTTTGAATTCGTGTCAGATTGTGCAAAACCTCCAATAGTTGAAAATTCTACAGAACTTTTCTCCACAGACAGAAGTCTGGCTGACATATTGGCCATAAGTAGAGATGAATAACGGTCCTTTCGCAACCTGCTCTTCTTGCCCGCAGCAACCTTAACTTCCGGAGTATCCCATCTCTCACGACCCGTCGATGTCTGCGTCATAACGATCATAGACAGTTCGTCTTTTAGTTCTTCAATTTCCATTACACAGTCTTCTAAGGTGTCATACCTTCTTCCAGAAATTTTATCATCTTCTATTGATAAGCCAATACTAGCAGAGTCAAAAAACGGAAACAAAACTATTCTATCCTCAAAGTCCTTTCTGAGTCCGTGATTAGCTTCTGCTAGCCAGTCCGCTCTCGCAAACTGACATAATCTCAGTATATGTAATCCGGGGTGGTCGTCTGTGTCTTTTTCTTTATCTTCGTCTATGACAGGCCATATAGCCACCTCACCTTCGGGTATCTTGTCTTTATCGTGAAGAGCCTCCATGACGGCTATACCGCCCCCCTGAGCGTCTAAGGCGATCTCGTCGCACGGAAACATTCTCATAAGCTGTCTGATCTTTTTAGCACAGTATGAATAGAAATCATCTTCGTCAACAAGCCTGAGCTTTACTCTGTCTTTGTGCTGTTGTCTATTTGTCGTCCAGCAATGTACAATTCTTCTGTGGTCTGGATTGACTTCCAGTACTACTATACTGAAGTTGTCCACTTCTGAAGCAGGGTCAACGCCAAAGACGTATCTTTTATCTGGCTCCCCCTTCAATAGGGATTCAAAATGTACTTCGCCAGAGGGGAGGATTGCCGGTTTAGATGGGGATGTGGTACAAGACTCCAACAAGCTTCGCTTGAAGAACCCCTGACTGTCGGTGGTAAAACATGCTCCATATTCCATGTTGTATATCCCAGAATGAACCGTCGCCTTCGCTCTACTAACCTGACCTTCGTCCATGAATCCGTCTGGAAGCGTGTCTACGGGCATACGCACAACCGAATACTCAGTCCAATCAAAATCAGAAGGAGGCTCTTCTCCGAACACCTCTTTAAGTTTTGTGGGATTCCCTTTGCTGTTGACAATATCTCTATACCTCTTCCAGTAATCAGCAAAATGGTTGAAGTCATAATAAGCAGTACCGGAGAGGATGATTTGGTTTGATTTTTCTGTAACCCCTTCTATTCGTTCTTCTAGCTCTATTCCCAACTCTTTGGCTTTTTTTCTTTTGGCTTTATCTCTAACTTTTCCCGCAGGGGAGGCCGCTACCGCTGCAAAACCAGCAACAACATTTTCAAAAATATCGCGAGGAATGGACGCAAATTCGTCAGCGATGATGTCATTGGCTCTTTGTCCACGAATCTTGCTGCCGTCACCGAGAGGAAGACACGTAACGGTACTTTGATTTATATGCATAACACATCTATCAACATCTCTTCTGGGGCCACTACTTGTTCCACATAGGTCTCTTAGGATAGGCGCGTTCTTCCATATCGTATCCATGTACTCAAACAAAACCTTGGACTGACGGAAGGCGGCACCCACAACAACGATTTTTCTTCTGGGCATAAAAAGAGCACGAAGAATAGGGTATACGGAAAGTATAAAAGACTTACCCATACCACGAGACCCGATAAGCATCGGGAACTTTCTGTTCCACATCTCATAAAGCAATAGAGATTGGAACGGAAGAAGCTCTATATTTAAGATGTATTTACATACAAAGGAAAAATATTCTGGACGTATCATTAACCATGCTATTCTTTCCAGCATATCGTCCCTGTCGGCTCCATCCATAATGAAGTCCATCGGATTGAATAACTTGGATTCATCAAATTCTATACCAAGCCAAGCGTCCTTTATTCTGCTGGCGTCATTTTTCATATTGCTATTTAGCCTTTTTGCCTGCGGGCGTAAGTATGAAATTTTTAACCTTCAGGTTTCTGGGGTCGTCAAAAAATCCCACGAGAGACGTAGCCAAACGTGAGACAGTCTTTTCTTCTCCCTCATTGGTTAAATACAAAAGATTCCACGCCGCGTGCAGTATTTCGTGTAGCAGAGTATCTCTGATAACCGAGTTCGCAACACCGCAGTAAATTCTAATTCTTTTTTGTTCGTTGTCACAGTCACCGTAGGCTTCCCGTTCTTTGAAAAGCCTTTCGGACATCTCTTTTATCGAATACTCGTGACCAAGAACATAAACCTTACTGGGTAATCTCCTGTTCATAGTCATCTTTGTCCTTTTTGTGAAACAACTCATTAAGCCTCTTAAAAAGGCTGTTACAAACTAAAAAGGCGTTATCCTTATTGCCACAAAATATGATCTTAGTATCATACCATATTTGGAACTCTAACAAACATTTAAGTAAATACTTTCCCGTAATTCGCACTTTAGATCTAAGGTTTCTAGGAACCCTAGAGCCTTCCGGATACTTCAACACGTCATTCATGTCAAATTCACAGATAATGAAGGAAAAACTATAATCCTTCATTCGTTCCATCTCGGCTTGAAATGGCTTCTTCTTCCTGCCTAAATTCATCGCTATCTCGGAAGCGCAAGCCTTTCTTTCGATGCATACGACATCCTCAAAGCCCTTCATTGTATAATCGCCGGTATGGAGGGTTCCCACTTCCATTCCGCTACACATGTCATAGGTCGAGAACATCCATCCGTCTTGCTCTCTAGTGTCTTTGATTACGGTATAGTTCTGCATATCACTACGCCATATTACTCGTCTTCTTCTGGCTCTGGTGTCGGAGCGGGTTCTGGTGTCGGAGCGGGTTCTGGTGCTCTCTCGTCACTAACCGTAAGAACTTGGTTTGCTTGATCAAAATCAAACCTGAGCTTGCCGCCATCTCTTTCGGGTTGGAAATGCACATATAGATTGTTGAAACAACAGCCGTCTATACCTTCAAAAACCAGTTGTTCGCCTACAGCTATTGAGCTTATTTTGTCTTTTGCTCTCATTACAACGTCGGCATGAAGCTCGCCGGATTGCGGGTTTGGATTGTTAAACATCTATTTTTTCTCCTTCTTTATTAACTCTAAAAAGTAACTAATATAGTGATTTTCTTTTCCTTTTACGCTGTCGTGGCACTTCCGACATAGAGTTATTCCGTTGCCGGGATCATACCGTAGGGATGCGGCGGACGACCACTTCATAATGTGATGAACGTTCAGTCTCACCCTTCTCCCTTTAGCTTTACACATTTGACATGTAAACTTGTCACGCTTTAATACTTCCGTCCTGAACCTTTTGTAAGACGGGTCGTCGTAATTTCGCCTCATTTATATCCTTCTCCACCATTCTATGTACTAAGCCTGTAAAAGGTACACTTGGGCTCCAGTTCAGTTGAAGCTTTGCTTTTTCGGGGGAACCGAGAAGATAGTCAACTTCCGCCGGTCTGTAAAACTCAGGATCTACTACAACATACTCACCCCAATCG